GATTAGTGAATGATTTAAATATAATCCATTCATCTTCTTTATCTATTCCAAACTCTATATCAGCAAAATCACCAATACGTTCGACCTCATTTTCCATAAAATTTTTATTCAATTCCATTAGCTATCCAGTCAATTTGTTCATTATAATTTATGTTTAAAAATTCATTTGCTTTGCTAAAGCATTTACTCCCTAAAAATCCTCTGTATGCTGATAAAGGACTTGGGTGAGAAGACATTATAACATGATGAGGAGAAGAGATTAACTCATTATATTTATGAGCGTATGCTCCCCAGAGCAAAAATACTACAGGTTCTGGTTTTTCATTAATCAATTCTATAGTTCTCTTTGTAAATGTTTTCCATCCTAAAGAAGCGTGACTTCCAAGTTGTTTTTCTTTTACAGTTAATACTGTATTTAGTAAAAACACTCCTTGTACCGCCCAACGAGATAAATCAGGATTATGATAAGGTTGATATTCTATATCATTATCAATCTCTTTAAATATATTTTGAAGAGATTTAGGTATTTTTTCTAATGATTCATTAGAAGAAAAGCACAACCCGTTTGCTGAGTTATGAGGGTAGGGGTCTTGACCTAAAATAACTATTTTGATGTTTTTTAAAGAGGTCAATCTATATGCTTTAAATACATCTATCGAAGAAGGATATACAGTAAACAACTTACGATCTCTACGTAAAGTGTTAATTATATTCTTCATATACGGCTTCTTAAATTCATCTAAAAGGGGAGTAGAAGCCCACTCCCCTAAATGTTCTGTTAATTTCATACATATACCTTTTCAAAGTCTAATATTTTTACTTCATCGTCCTCCCAACCGTTATTTGTAAAATGCTTAATAAGCTCTGAAGCTTCTATTAATTTTGTTTCTCCTTCAATTAATGCTATTTCTGGTACAGGAAGCCAGTAAATTTCATTTAAATCTGTGGTTTTGACAGCTAACACTAACGTTTTAATAGTGTAGTCTTTCATTTCTTCTTTACTAAGTCTTCCTTGGTCTACAACCCACCACTGTATTAACTTTCTATACAAAGCCTGCTGTCTGTCATAGTTGTAACTATTATAGTAATAAGGAAAACTTGTGATAGATTTACTGGTACTTTTCAGATCTACGTTATAAATGATTTTATTTACACGATCTATACCTAAAAAGTCTAACTCTCCTTTCCATTTTAACCCTAACCACGGCATACCTATAATATGATGATGAAAATACCTTTCAATATTAGGATCATCGTAAAGCACAGAATTTGCTGTAGCATTACGTGTAATATTGTTATAAATATAAGTAGCCTGTTCTAAGTCTGAAGGAGAACAAATAGTTTTACCTTCTGCTTTAAATAAAAATTCTATATAAGGTTTTAAACTTTTAAATAAGTCTAAAGCATCTTTTTCAGAAGTTTTTTTATAATAAGCTCCATGGAGTTCATGAAGAATACTTGGAGGAAAAGCCTGATTTTTTAGTTCTTCCCATCTGTCTATAAGAGCTTGCACAAAGTTTTTTTGGTTAGCAGAAGAAGGAGTAACTAATTCCTCATCTTTTACGATATATTTATCAAAAAACGTACTATTGCTTAGTATATATTCATCCAATAAAGAGCCTGTTTTTTGATAAGACTCTGAACTTTCTGTAAGTTTTTGAGATTTTTTTAATTGGAATAATTTAGGAGAGTGTAAGTAACGTAAATCACTGTTAGCATAAGCAGGGTGTTGTCTATACCCAGGGACTTCTCCGTAATTCTGTTCTGTCATCATGATAAATTTTAAATATAAATTTTCTGTTATCCCAAGTATCCACAGGTATTAACCGAGGTCCTGGACTCCATGTAATGTATTGCACATTATCGTCTGGAATTAGTTGTTTTAGTTTTTCATTCTTATACAGAATGGGGTGATCTTTTTCAACATCAGTAGTTTCAAATAAAGAATCTTCGAAATATTTATAGTAGAAAAATAAATTAAATAAATCCCAATTAGGGGCTTCTTCTACTGTAGTATAGATATCCCAAGTTATTCTTAAAGGAAATGTAGTAATAGGTCCATTATCTTCAATAAAATCCTGAACAAAGGGTCGGTAGAAATCTTTTAAAGCTCCTACCAGTTTTGCACGAATAAAAGGACTACCATACCCGGATAAAAGTTTATTTCCTGAAAACTTTTCATATTTAGGTTTTCCTGCAGATTGAGGATTGGCTAATATTTTTTTATTAGTCTCTTTGTCTATTAAATATCCTTTTTTTAAAAAATATTCTCCAGATGTTAATTTAGATTTGTACGTTTTAGGTAAATTTCTTGGTTTCCATTTACCTTTTGATTTTCTATAATACTTAGGTCGTTGTTTTTTAGACAGTTCGATACTGTCTATATATTGAGGAATCTCAATAGTAGCTAATAGTTCTCCCATAAATGTGTTGGTTTAAGTTAAAAAGGAGGGATAATACTATCTAAAAACTGTTGAGCAGTTTCTAAATCAGTATCTTTTATGTAATCTGAAATATCTTTAGAAGTGTCTTTTAGAAAAATAGAAGGGATATTGTATTTCTGTTCTAACATTCCTGCAAGCTCTCTTCCAGGTCTATCATAATCATAAAAACTCCATAATTGTGTAAATCGAGATTGAAGTTCTTCAATGATATAATCATAAGGCTCTGTAGTCTCGTTTTGCATAGCTATAGAATCATATCCTAAGCGTTTAAGAGCCATAACATCTTTTAAAGACTTCGTAATAATCAAATCTTTTCCCTGTTTAGGTATTTGCACCCATCCATAAATCCTATTTGTATTGCAAAGAAATCTATACGTAGATCGTCTGAAAAAATAAATCTTCCATCGTTCTTCCCCTGTTTCCGTTTTACCTAAAAAATAACCTATGGCAGGGTCTTTAGGAGTATAAGTCCATATTAATTGTTTGTTCAACCAAACCCTATTAATAGGAAACACATTAAACTCTTGACATATTGCAGAGGTGATGCCATATTGCTTTAAATACGTAATAACTTCTGCTTGCCATTTTGTTATTTGTGTTTGAATAATAGATTTACTTTTCTTTACATTGACAGGTTTTAATTCTTTTTCTGTCTTTTTTCTTACAACTTTGGAAGAAGAATCTACAAGCATTTCTCGTTTAATAATTTGTAAAGCTTCATGAAAATTACAATTATAAAGATCTTTCACTATTTGAAAACAGTCTTTAGGAGAAGCTTCAGACCAATCTCTAAACCACAATTTACCGTTAAACCAGTTAAAATTGCATGTAGGATGATCATCCTGACGTAAAGGTGAGCAAAAAAGATCGTTAATCTTTACATCTATATTTAAAAAATGTGCAAATATTTCTTCTTGAGATAAGTATTTTAATATGTATTCTTCGGATAGATCTTCTTCAATACCGTACATGTGGATGTATACTTTATAGTGTGGATGGTAAAAATATAAAAAAAAAGAGAGAGGATTTCTCCCCCCTCTTAAAGTTGTTAATTAAAACGTAGCAGAGTCTGGTAATCCAGCAACAGTAGAAGATACTGACATTGGATCAGTAGCAGATTCATCTGCATTAACTCTTTCTACTCTATCATACTGACCAAGTTTTAAGTCACTGCTTTGCTTTGGAATTTGCATAGACTCAATAAATGGAGGATAGGTAGGGATTCTTGAGTAATCCTTATTGTTAAGGGTAACTTTTAGTCGAACTCTAATTGAGCTATCAGCTTCTGATAGTAGATCACAGTACGCTTGCCCAAATTCTGCATAACTGGAAACATTAGCCAATGCTTCAACAATTTTATCTTCGCTTACAAACTTAGTTGCAATGTGCTTAGACCTCTGATTGAAGAGCTGGTAAGCTTTTTTAACAGCATCGTCTCCAGTAATAAGATCACCTTTAACAAATCCAAGTTCTTTGTTATTACGAGAATGAGTTCTATTGTCAGTTTCTGCTCTTTCACGAACAGTGTCTTCGTCTACTTCCCAAAGAACTTCACGTAGTTCTGAGCCATAGTCATCAGCAAAAGTAATCTGAATAACAGGGTCTTTTCCTTCAGACATAGCCCCAAAAACAGCACTTTTAAGGTGGATGTTATCAAGGATTCCTGGATTTAGGCTGCTTGTTACGTTGCTTTCTTGTGTTTTTTCGGTAATTCCGTACATAAATATAGTTTAGTTTAAATAATTAAAAAGATTAAAAAATAAATAGAGTTACAATTAGACGTATCCGTCTGTTATTGTATCTTCAGTGGTGAACTCTTCTGAAGCATCTGCATTAATAGACTCTGGTTCTTCTGAAGTAATAGAATCTTCTACTTCTTCTTCTTCCCCAATACGCTCAAGTACGATATAAGTAACACCGTTCATTTCTTCAGAAACCATGTTATACTCTACATCTTCTTCTTTTAAGTCTAACATAGACACTAAAGAATTAGCAGTAAATTGGTTTCCTTTACGTTCTGAGCCTTTTCTACCTTTGTGGATAGTTGCAGACTCATTTTCAGCAAGAGCTAAAATTGGAGTTTTTGAAGAAGGATCGAGGAACAAGTTGAATCCATTATCATTCATATTAAAACGAACAAAAGCTTCTTCTGAAATAGTAAATTTACCTGTTTTAGAGCTAAAACGTAAATCGTAATTTACACGAGCATTTGCAGTTGTTACTTCTTCTAAAGTGGATGGATCGAAATCGAAATTAATCATAGTTGTATTTATATAAAAAGTTTAATTGTGTTTATTTAACGGGATCAATAAATATTTTATCCCAGTGAGATTTAACTATCTCTCCTTTATCGTCAGTTTCTGTAATAACAAAATCCTGACCAATAAGGTGTTTACATCTAGAACCGCATAACAGTTCTTCTTTGTGGGTAAAAGATATTCTTGCTTTAGAAGAATCTTCAGGGTCTCGATAAATATATCCTATAGCGTCTGTATCTTTACACGTTATATTCTTTATCTTCCCTGTAAGATCTAAGTCTTTAGCGCTTACATCTTTACCAGATTTGGTTAATAATTTGTCTTTTAAGTGGGCTACAAAAATAACAGTAGGAGCCAAGGTTTTTAATCTATTTAACCAGCTTACATATGCTTTTCGTAACCAAAAATATCCTCCGCCATTAGGGAGTTCTAAAACGCTATTACCGTTAAAAGAACGTCCTATAGTAGAGTCTTTATACAAAACAGTAGCAAGCGGTTCACACCAGCTTTCTAATTCTGTAATAGTATCAATAGTTACATAATCATAAGGGTATTTCCCTCCTAATTCTTGCTTTTTAGCCATGATTGTCTTGCCAATCTCTTCTAATTCAACAAAATTATTTGCCTGAAGTTTTAACGCTTCTACTTGGCTTGAGCCTTTTTCAAGGTCAATAATTAAGTTATTAGGGAGTTGAGCAAGTGCTCCAGTTTTTCCTACTTTAGGAGAACCATAGACTATTAGCTCTTTTGGATTATGATTAGTAACCTTTACTACTTCGGTAGGTAGTTGTATCATATAGGTTCTGTGTATCTTACGATTAATTGTTTATGTGGTGGATTGGAGATCCTTTCGTAGATGGCTTCATTCATCTCCTTAGGGGCAGGCATTTCGTTAAATATACCATTTTCTCCTAAAAATTGATAGCCAAATATCTGATTATCAGGACCATAGGTGTTCTTCAAAATGTGCCAACTACGGAATCTGTTAATTCCGTAATCACTAATACATTTTGTAGGAATCCAATTTACCACATTGTTTACTTTGTATTTAAAAGGGTTAAATAATATCCCTGCTAAATCACAATCATTATACATATTACTTGAGCCTGAAAAATCTGAATCTTCAGGGAGTAAATCTGTTTTTACCCGTCTAAAAGTATCTGAAATACCTCTATTTAACTGGCTAACCATGATTGGACTTATTTTAAATACATCACGGGAAACTCTGGCATATTCAGACATTTTGTCTAAATTTTCTTTGTCAGAGAATCCCCTTTCTTTTTTCATAGCCTGTAAGTGATCTACAATTCCTAATGTTATATGTTTAGGATTATCAAGAACATATACAGGTTGATAAGGACTTACTAAATAATTACCTTTATGGTCTTTCGGGGTTTCTTTAATATTAGCTTTCACTTTAGTAGAGCCTCTATACTTTAATAGTATTTCTTCTCCTCCTTTTTGCTTTTCATACTGATACAGCGTACCAATACTTAATGCGTAAGCTCTAAAATGTTTGTAAATTCCTGTAGGGTTTTCTATACCGTCTACAATTTCTACAATATCTAATAAACTTTCTACCCAGTTATAAGCTTCGACAATTTTTTCAAATAACTCATCTGTAACTTTACTTTTTTGAACTCCCCAACCTAACAGGCTGGCTGTATCCATAAGAATTCCGTAATTAATATACAGGTACATACATACCCATTTTGCTTTACGTTTTTCCTTACTTCTTTCGAGAGATCGTAAAATTATTTTAAGAGACAGATCATTTTTATTTTCTAGCTTTTTAAACCATAAAGCTGGATTTATAGCATAATTTTGGTCAACCCAAGCAGATTTTCCAGAACCTCCAGCACCTCCTAAAAGGTGGTACATCCCTTGCCCTATAAAAGCATATTTACTAAGCTTTTTATGGATGAAGGGAATGGTGATAATTTCACCTCTTCGGGCTCGTTGGATTTCATCTAATAGGGTCATACAGCTCTTCCTTCCATTGATACGTTAGTAGAACCTTTTTCCCTGATTTCTTCCAGTGTATTCCAAGCCTCACCACGAATAAAGTTTTCAAAGCTAAAGTTAATTTCTCCTTTTTGGTGTGCCCATTTAACGAGCTCCATGATTTTATGGTGTTTAACTTTGCTTTTCACTTTTTTCATGTACAAATCTCTCATAGAAGCTTTATC